TTTTCTTTCCTTTACGAATAAATCATATTTTATAGTATGAAATAATGAACTATCTTTTAACAGTACATATTCAATAGGAGATTCAATTGCGTCATCCCAAGCATGAGTATCTATACTAGACATATTTACATCCAATATAGCTCTCCTAGTTTCATAGTATTTAATAAGATTGTTTAGATGACTATCTGTTATATTAGTGATATAAATAATTTCACCATCTTTTGTTTTATGCCATAATGCCTTTTTTATCAAAGCTTTTTTTAGCTTATGCTGATTTGTCATTACTCCTTCAGGTATTGTCTCAAATATTTCACCTTCTTCTTCATCCTCCCACATATTATTGTTTTCTATCATATTTTTCCCTTCTTATTTATAGTTATACCAAATAGCATATAATACTTTCTTACTATACCTATTTGCACGAAACTTGGATATTCTAAATTTCTTTGTAGCCCAATCTACTAATTGATACTTATGTTTATAAGGACATCTCATTTTATCTCCCTTCTTAATTTAGACGAAAAGCCCCTTGCAAGAGTTCTGTCGCCTTTCGGTCTTTAACAGCTTTAATCCTGAACAGTTATGGCTGTGCACTTGGACTTTCATCTGACCTAATCAGCCTTGTTTGCCCTGTAGCCACACTTTTACTTTTCGTCATAGTTTTGGCAGAAAATGAGACCAGTTACCCTTTCGGAGTTATCCACTTAATGGCTTTTTGCGTATCTAGCTACTACTCATTCTCATTATATCCAATCTTGGTTGTCGAAAGTAATATAATTCGCCAAAGTTTAGGCATCCAAGTTCGCCCAGTCATCAAGATGAGTAGACGTCAATCACTATGTTTATACAAGTCCATAGCAGTCTATTCAGCGACTAACTGAGTCTATGGCTTAATATAACTCTCTAGCTTAAGATTGATATGACTCTGGGTGCCTAATAAATTTTGATAATATTTTCACTTTTCGTCATCCATACATGAACCACAGTATAATGCACCATCGCCCATATATACAATTGGATAACCTTCTTCCTTACACCATCCACATTGACGATGAGGTGGGACCTTCTTTAACTCTTTGTATAATTTACGACCCCAACTTTTTATTAAAAGAATATATCTTTCAGCATCAATCTCAATTAAATCTTTGTGATTCGGAAATACTCTTTCCTCCCAAGGTGTCATATGACGATTTTCTGGTAAATCATATTGTATTGGAATACGATGATCATCTTTTAAACTTCCTGGTTTTTTCCATTCATAATATTTAGTTTCACGTTTGAAAATACACCTTCCTTTCTTTATTGTTAAAAATTTGACAGTTCTCTCCTTACTACTTCCTTTCACCCATAGCGACTGTCAACTACTATGCTGACAATAAAGAGAGTTTAGTATAAGAGAGCTCCGACAAATACCTTGTGGGCCAGAGTTCTTCTAAATACAGAATTTATTAGAATGTATGATTTTTGTTACTCTGTCTACTAATCTGATGACACGACATTTCTTGTAAGAATGTCCACTATCTTTTAATGCTTGTAATAACATAAATGGAATAATTACTACATCAATATCACCATTGGTTTCTAATCTTTCTAAAACACCAAGAACATACTTTGGAATTGATACATGTAACTTGACATCAGTAATAGAATGACTACCATTCCATGGTTCTTCAGTTTCTGTAATATCAAGAGACATCTTATTTACCCATTCTTTATGACATGCTGGTAATATTTCACCAGTATCAAATGTAAATGGATGTGGAGATGAGAAATTGACTACTTTTAAGCCATTAGATAATATACAACTGGTATAACTAATAGGACTCATATTATATCCTCCCTTCAAGAATTTATGGTTAAAATATTACAGTGTAGGCATCTTAGTGTATCAACTGCACCAACGTCCTTTCAACGTCTCCAGGTGATCAAATCCTTCATCACTCACCGAAACTTGATCAAAGCTCGATGTGTCTACTGCAGCTACCCATTGGCGAGATGGACTTGCAGACTCACTTATTTTATGAGAGATCCCCTCTCAACTCTACCTAGAGCGTTCCCACGACTTACACTAGAATATATCACTTGTACTTTATAGTCCCAAGAGGAGGACACTAGGATCGTTAGTCAAAAGCCTTTACACCATGTCAAGGTGATCCTTTGTAAAGGTGAAACTTCAGTAATGATGGGCACAGTATCTACTAACATATTACACATGTCCTGTTACTGTAGGATACAGCCACGTGTTGTGCTTTCGTACATTTGCAGGAGCAAACATTATCGTGTTTACCCCACCATCACTTCGGAGTACAGTGTTGCACTGTTATCCAATAGTCTCACAGAACCATTGAATACATTACTCTTAGTTCACATAAGAAATAACTGTGGTTATCTCAAATGCTTAACGTGACCACCGTGGATATTTCAAGGTATCACAACCTCTCAATCCTGTAGGTGAGCTGTATGGTCATTTGTTTGGTATAAGTTTATACCTATATATACTAATATCTATGACATGACTATCAATGTCTAGTATCAGCTAATTATGGTACAAACAATGAACAATAATAGGGTTAAAAAAAGGGGATACATACAGTAGAGCCCCTTTAGGTTAACGCTGATAGGATCTGTTAACACGTTGACTGTTACCCATTGCTGGATTCAGGTTAAATGCTACATTACCCCAATTGCGTCCTGCTGGACCAGGCATTTGTGTAGCCAATGTATCAGCTATACGTGCCAGCTTATATCGCATTTCAGTAGCTTCATGAACTGGTGCATTTATCAGACCACATTCAACCATCAGCTCGTAATCAGTAGGCTCAATGAGCCGTAGAGCTTGTAGTCCTGCTTGTGTTGCAGCTTTAGCAATTATTGCTAGTAGTTCTTTCATAGTAACCTCCTAAGTTATTAGAAAAGAGACGAAAAAACGAAAAAACTAAATCAAAAATAACGAAAAAACGATAGTGAAAACCCCTATCATAGGGGTACGGTGTAGTGATAAAGCCACACACTAAAATCCTACAATTTTTAAAACTTGCATCGGTTAGTCATTTAATATATATTTGGTTGGCAATCAGATGTCCAAAAAGACAAACGAATCACCCAGAAGGTACCCTAGCATTAGTTCTGCCTTAGGGGTCGGAAGTCGGATTTCAGAGGAATACCTGAATAGACAGGCATACAATTTCCTTGAGTTTTCTCCGATATTGCCGAAACTATCCTTGTTATAAAGCAGAGCATGGACAGAGCTTAGCTTAGGCTATAAATGGTACTGGCTCTGAGTAAGAACAAGGCATGAAATCCAAGAAAACAGGTTTTCCTGTTCAGGGATAAGTACATATACTTGTCAATTATATAAATATCTTTTAACTTGAAATATGCGGATATACACGCTTAAGATAACCTATAACAGTGCAAATGACGAGATCTACGAGATTTCAGAAGAGATCGAAGAAGAGGATATTGGTATTAGCGTAAGTAAAATAGACCTCATGGATGAGGAAGATATATTGGAAGCTATGGTATTGGGTACAATGGAAGTAGCAATAACTTAACAAACCGCTTACGCTTGCTATGAGACACTACTTCATCAAGAATCAGCCGCACTGTGTATACGAGGATGCTGATGAGCTGCCTGAGGATATAGAACCAGTAGCTGATTGGCGAGAAGCTAAGGAAGGTGACTGGGTAAAGGCAGATGATGACTGCTATGTACAGATTTTAAGGAAAGGAAGTCTTTCAAAGAGTAAAGGAAGGAAGAGGACTATCCACTATTACAGGACTTGTACTGGCACATATCCAGTTAATGTAAAGATGGATACTTCCAGAAGGGAGAATATTTACACTATAAGCGGATCTAACCCAAAGACCGCTACCAGGGAGAATTTAAACAAGTATGAGGTTCTCTTTGTAGATTATGTTGCATCTGGGATGAGTCCAGTAGAAGCTTACATAAAGGCTTTTCCCACCAATGATCCGCATTACGCAAATTTTAAGAGTTCAGAATTAATCAAATATACTAGAATAAGGAAAGCAATGAAGAAAGAATTAGAGCCGATACTGGAAAAATTAGGAATTACGCAGGAGACTGTCCTTGAAGGAATAAAGGCAGTTGCGGATCTGTCTGAGAAGGATGATACCAAATTGAAGGCCCTCTTCAAGTTGTCCGACATATTAGATCTCGAGGATAAGTCTTCTGCAAGACTTACACAGTTGACTGGTATACAGTTCCAGGGCTTCAGTGATAAGCAGCTGGAAGAAGTGGAAAGACCTAAGGAAATAGAAAGTGGCTGATCAGGTAAATAAACAAATATTTAAGAGGAGAATAAAATGCCGTTAACAGATAAGTATAGTAAAAAAGTACATGATGCATATCAGGTTATCCAGGAAAAAGGTGGTATGACTAATGCAAATGTAACAACACTTCAGAAACTTCTAAAATATTATCCTGAAAATAAGGGTTTGAAGGTAGATGGGTTTTATGGAGGAAATACTATTGAAGCTATAAATGTTTTTTATGATAAGTATTACTGGACACCTGAAAGAAAGATGCAGGAATTAAAGGATAGACATGGAGAGAAGTATATTATGCAGTCAGAGATGGAAGGTATGCAGGAAACACCTCCAGATACCAGTGGTCAAGGTGGATACTAATAGTAAAAAGATTGTTTTTGTAAATAAACTGCATATTTTGCACATTCCAGTATGAAAAACGGTAAGATTGTGTCCAAACACGACATTATTCGTGAGATAAAGGGTGTAAATGAGCGTTTAGACTACATGTTTTCGGGGTTATCACTATTAAGTACCAGTTTAAGTGATTACATTGACTTTAGTAAGAATGAAAAGAAGTTTGTCAAGTATTTAAAGAAGAAATACGGAGATAGTATTGAGGAGTAGTTATGCCAAATGGTGACGATAAAGCATTTGATGCCATGAATGTAGTTACAGCAACAGATGAAGTTGACTTAACTGAGGATGGTGAAAAGTCAGCATGGTTTCCAACTGGAAAATTTATGGGGATGAAGGTACCAAGAGGAATATCAAAATGGATGGATGGTCTGTTTTTATTTGCTGCAGGAGGATCATTTATAAAGCCAAAACCATTATCTGGGCAATCTGCAAAATCATTTATAACTAAATCCGATCTAAAATTATATGAGACAATAAATAAAGAAATAGTAAAGGTTCCTACTGAGTTTCAAGGTCCAGTGTATGAAAAACTTATGAATAGATTACGTAAAGAATCACCAGAAGCATTTGAATCGTTTTGGAAGATTCAAAGGGAAAAGGAAAAAGCAAGAATTGCAAAATATGGAATGACCAAAGCAGAGATTGCTGAAGAAGCTCTACTGAGACAGAAAATTGCAGATTTTGAAGCATCACTTGTCGGTAAGGAAAGTTTCAAAATTACTAAAAATCCAATGGAAAGATTTAAAAAATTTAAAGTAAATGCAGATAAATTACCAGAGATTCTTAAAAGAAGATAAATGAATATTAATACCCAGAATGTAAGTAAGGCCGAAGAAGAGTTAAAACTGGCACATGAGGATTTGATAGCATTTGGCAAATTATTTCTTCCAGATGACTTTAGACGGAGTGAAACCCCTTTTTTTCATTATGAGGTAGCAGATGCAGTTGATGATACAAGTATTAGACAGTTGGCAGTCATTCTTCCCAGAGGGCATGGGAAAACTGTTCTTACTAAGTGCAGTATTATTCATGACTTTGTCTTTACTCAAGAGCCATTGTTTTATGGCTGGGTGGCGGCAAGTTCAAAGATTTCTGTCCCTAACCTTGATTATGTTAAGTATCATATTGAATACAATGATAAGGTAAGATACTATTTTGGAGATCTGAAAGGAAAGAAATGGACTGAAGATGATATTGAACTTACCAATGGATGCAAACTTATCTCAAAATCTAATCTTTCTGGTATAAGAGGTGGAGCAAAACTACACAAAAGGTACGATCTCATTGTACTGGATGATTTTGAAGATGAGAATAATACTATTACACCTGAAAGCCGCTCGAAGATCTCGAATCTTGTTACAGCAGTTGTCTTTCCTGCATTGGAACCAAAAACAGGAAGATTGAGGATAAATGGGACTCCAGTACATTATGATTCGTTTATCCAGAAGATTCTTGTCGGACATCAGCAATCAGTGAAGAGGAGAGAGGAATTTAGCTGGAAAGTGATAACATATAAGGCATTGCAGGAAGATGGTACTCCTCTATGGCCTGATTGGTTCGGAATGAAGGAAATGGAGAGAAAAAAGAAGTTTTATCAGGATTCTGGCACTCCGCAGAAGTTCTATCAGGAATATATGATGGAAGTGCAGAGTGCTGAAGATGCAATATTTACAAGGGATCATATCAAATACTGGGATGGTAAGTTCTATATAGACGAGGAGACTGGACTTTCATTCATAGATGCAAATAATGAAGGATACCAGCCATGCAATGTGTTTGTAGGTGTTGATCCTGCAACAGATTCAGCAAGAAGAGACTCAGACTTCTCTGTCATTATTGCTGTAGCGGTAACTCCAGATAATAATATTTATGTTATTGACTATATACGTAAGCAGTCTATACCAGTATTGGGAATACCAGGAGAACATAAGCTTGGTATAGTAGATTATATGTTCCA